TCTGCATCGGACCAGAGTAGTAACACGCTGGGGAGAAGTAGAGGGTGCCAGCACCGCCAGACATAGTAGCCAGTGCCGTCACGACAAACTGCTGGAGGTAGGAATACGCCGCTTTGGTTTCGGGATGCACAGCGTAAACCCCGGCCAGAGTGAAGACCTCACCTTTAGTTACCGTACCAGCACTGGTCAAGTTCGCAACGGCGATGCTCGATCCGCCGTTGGTCATATTGGCAGAGATGGTTGAGGTAGTGTCCGCCACCGTCCGAGTCCCCGTGGTCAGGGTCGGGAGCAGGTCATTCTCAGCCCAGGTGAAACCCTGTGCCCGCCCCAAGGTGCCTTCCAGGAACGACCGGGAGATTTCCTTCGAGTCGTTGAAGTAAGACTTGAGGCTGTCGGCCATAGCCGCCGAGGTGTCAGAGTTGACCAGGAGGGTCCGGCGTCCATCCATCGGGGCCAGATTTTTGTTCAGCATCGCCCTGGCGTTCCCGATAGCCAACATCGCAATCGCGGTGCCCGCGGTGTTCCGTTGGTTGTAAACGTCGTAGACCATGTTCAGCGCATCGGACTCAATGGCTGAGGCCAGAACCGACATAGCCGGGACAATATGGCGCTCCATGAAGTCTTCATCGTTCATGGCAAGGTCGGCAGAAGTAAGTTTCATGCCAACGTGTTTCTGTGTCGCCACGGTCAGGGTTGTGCTGGTTTGCTTGATATCCTGCGGCACATAGGTTGCGCCGGTAGTTACGGTGTATTGTTCCGGGAGCCGGATACGCAGGGTGTCGCCGATCTTGGCTCCAGACTGCACAAATTCTTTGTCATAGTCCCGGTGGATATTGCCGATAAAGTTCAGCTTGGCATGAAGCACAGGCAGAGCTTTACGGAGAATCCAGTCAGGGGTGCGAAAATCATTGCTCACTTGGTCATCTCCTTAATATGGCCGCCCCCGCTTCTTCACCTCACGGAAATACGCATCATCGTCTTTGATATCCATCAGGTTAGTGATAGCTTCCCCGCCGGTCTGTACCGGAGTTATCGGGGTTGGGGCGTTCGTAGTAGTTTTCGGTTTAGGTTTCTCCAACTTCTTTTCCAGGTATCCAATTTCCTTGATTGCGGCAAAGGGTGACAGGCCAGTCAGGCGACGCAGTTCTGTGGGGTTGTCAGAGAGGTACACCGCCAGATCGTGACTGACGGGGCTTTCTGACAATGCCCCGGTGAGGGCTTGGAACTTGCCGGGGTCCAGGGTATTGAGGATCGGCATCATCCGGCTTTTAACCTTCTCCGTGAAGCCGGGGAACTTAGCCTCTCCCTGCTGTTCCCAACTCTGCTGAGCATTGGCTGCCTGTTCCTGTTTCTGGCGCTGCTCACCTGCGACCCTCTGGGCGTCCCGTTCCATGAACTTGCATTCGGCTTTCCAGTCTGCCAGAGCCTCAAAGTGCGCCGCCTGATCCACATAACCATCGGCGTCCGTATACTCTTCGGGCTTAGGCTTGGGAGGTAGTAAAACCTCTGGCTGAACCGGAGCGGCTGTCACTGCGGGGGTAGCAGGAGCCTTCTGCAATGCCTCTGCCTGGCCCCGATAAAACGCCGCCTCTTCACGGGCTTTCGCCGCCTCTTCCTTTGCAGCTTGCCGCTCCCGGCGATTCTGCGCCCATGCGGTGTTTCGCTTTTCCTGAGCGTTCTTCTTAGCTTCCGGTGTAGGAGCCGCTTCGATAGCTGCCTCTAATGCCGCAATCTCGTTATCTTCTTCCGGGGTAGCCGGTGTCCCCGGTACTTCAATCTCGGCTGCGTCAGGCGATACGACCTCACCCGCGGGGCTTACTGGTTCTTGATTTAGAATTTCTTCTTGGTCTGCCATGTTTTTGCGCTCCTTAAGCGATTGATTCCTCAGGGTTTTAAGCCGTCTGGAAGGCTGAAATAAAAAAAGGGCCACCCCCATTTCTGGGAAGTAGCCCTTGATTTGCTTTGCTTAAACTAAGCTATGCGGTTCGGTGGCCGATTCTTATGTTATGTTAATATTATTTTCTTTAGCAATCCTCACAATGGTTTCGCTGTCTGCTTTCCTGAGATAGTCCTCTATCCTGCGTCTAACTTTTTTAACAGGGTCAACCTCACAATACCCCCGGCCACAATTAGGACACTGGCCTACATCGTTCCTAAATGTCCCACAATCACAGCGTTCCACTAATGCACCTCTGCATCTTCTTTGTCCGCCGGAATCAAATAAGTTAAAGCCAGGAGCTTTATCGCACTTGCAAATATGTCCTGATAAACTCCTACCTGTGCAATCAGGTCCGGGCCGGTAAGCGCCGGCATAATATTCTGTATGCGCCACTGGCCGTCTTCATTCACGCACCGGATCCCGATATCAAAGGTGGTAGGTTCGCTCATGCCTCATCCTTTTTATATAATGGATCAACATTGCCTAATTTACCATCGGCTTTCATATACCATTTATGTCCGCATCTACAGCAATATTCATCCCAATCTACCCGGTATGTGAGTGACTTGCCACAGTCAGGGCAGTTATGATTAACAAAGCTATATATCATTTCCCCTCACTGCCCTTTCCATATCATCGGCCATCCGCCGTAGTACCTTGATTACATTTTCTGCCGGGGTATAGAGTTCGCCATCTAATCTCCCAGCAAACATCTTCAAATTGTCCAAGTCAAAAGTTACTCGGTAATCCCTTCCATGTGGTTCTGCACTTCCCACAGGAGCAAGTTCAACAACGGGGTTCCAAGTCTTGCGCCCATGTTCTATATCATACTCCATTTTTATCCCAAAATGAAGCACATACCATTCGCCCACCTCGGGGAGGTCTTGGGGAGAGCGGATAACTTCTTGGGTTTTCTGATTCAAACTGCACCCTGTTTTATGAAAACGCTTTTTACTACTGCATTCTTGGCACGGAAATTCTGACATTATTTTACCTTCTTAGGTAATATTATAAGGCTATTCAATCTTTTCATCATGTTTCTAAAACTCTTTCCCAATGAGTTGCCCCCAAAATAGGATGGTTGTTTCGGTCCTATCTTCTTCATAATTGCGGCGTGTCTTTGGTCGTTAGTCACTTACATCCATCCCATATTCTGAGGCGGGGGCTGCGGCCCCCGGGGTTGTCCCGGCTGGACTTGCCCCTGCTGTGGCTGAGTTTGTTGTTCCATCATAACCCTTTGCCCGATCTCATTCAACCGAGATAGCATCTCGAAAATATGCTCATCCTTGAGTTGCCCCGCCTGTAATCTTATCTTCAACGCTTCCATTTCCAGTTTTAGAGATTTAGCCTGAGACTCTTTGATTTTCGCCGCCAATACCGGGTTGTTGGCTAATGGGTCTGGTTTCTTGGCCAACATCGGGAAGGTCTTAATCAGGTTTTGAATTTCTTCCTCAGTCAGCAGGTAGGCTTTGCCGCCCCGCATCATTTCCGCCTTGAGCCGGTTAGCCACCAACTCTGATTGCGGTACATCCTGGTTACGCAAGAAGATATCGCCAATGGTTCCTAACAACTGCGGCATGGCCTGTACGATGGTGCCATATAGGGCGGCGGCCTCCTGGCGCTGCGTGGTATAGCTCGGTCCAACGTCTACGATCACCTCATACTTTCCCTCAGCCATGTCGTTGGCTAACCCGCGCTCGCTCAGAGGATCATCGCCAGCCTCTGCAATGTTTTTCGGGTCGTTAATGGTTTCTTCGGCGGTCGTAATACCATCCTCCCCCAACGTCCGAATAGTGCGCCTCGTGTCATAAATAGTCGGAAACAGGTCAAGGATGATTTCACCCACCCGGCAAAACGCTATGTCCAGGTTATCAGTGTAGGCGAAGTCCCCCACGTCGCCCTCAGTCTGGCGTTTCTGAATAGCCACCCCTGACGTTTCGTTACTCGGGGCTCCCAAACTCGCCAACTGTCTGCCGGTAGTGGTGCGAATGTCATCCGCCGCCTGTGACAGCCCCGCAAGAATAGCACTTGAGGCTTGCGGCGGAGGTACGTCTTGGGGCCACGCGATGCTCTTGGGGTCTGACGGGTCAATGGCATTAACTAACTTATACGGGTAAACCCCGGAAGGATCGTTCCATTGTTTTTCATGCCCAGCTATCATTTCCGGTGTTACATACGTCTTGGCCTTTGATGTTAAGGCAAACCCCTCAGTCGCGGCACTGGCATAATAATCGTACATCCGCTGCGGGTCCATCGCAGTCTTAGTTATCCCTCTGCGATATACCTTTCCATCAACCGTGATCTCTTTGCCATTGACCGGCACCACCGGCCAGAATTTCGAGGGCCATTCTTTCTTATCCTCTATGATTTCAGCCCCGTCAAGTTTATATCTGTATATTTTATAAGTGTTTACCTTACGGTCTTTGGGTTTGCCGGTCTCCTTATCAAGTTCATAGTTTTCAATAAGTTGGTCGCCATCTTCTGTCGTGGTGCCGTCTATCAAGGCATACAACGTCTTCTCGGTAAATTCCTTAACAAAATACTCGGCAATGATAACCGCATCCTCATCACGCCAGATAAAGGAGTTATCGCCCTCAACTTCTAAACTTACCGGCTCTTTCCCATACTGCTCTTTATATGATTCCTTAGAGATTTTCTCATAGACCATACACCTGGTGCCGTCCATCCGGTCCCAGGCTTGAGCGGTCGGATCCCAAAGCACCCCTAATTCGTTATAAACCGGCTCAACCGCAACCGTCTGCTCAAAGGTGTCATCGGCGGCGTACTTGGTCACTACCCGCAAATACCCTATCCCGCCCTGAAACTGATGTTCTGAGGCTTTATTGAGTGCCATCTTAGCGTTAAGTTGGCTGGTTATGTGCCTAATCTTCCCTTCTTTAATCTGCGCCCATTCCACCTTAGCTTTCGGGTCAGTCGGGCGGACCTTCAGACTCGGCATGTTCTGACGCTGGTCCCCAACAGCCTGGTCAATAGCCGGATTAACACGGTCGATAACCAGACAGGGCCGGTTCTTCCGGGCCTCCTTGTCAGTCTTATGCCAGTGTTCACCGTTTAGAAACCGCTTAGCTTCGCTGATATGTGCCCGGTTATGCGAGTCGGCATCAATAGCCTTAGACGCCCACTTGCGGATGGATGCGACTAAATCCTCTTTGCGTTTCGCTTCGCTTGGTTTACGTTTAGCCATTAACTTTCACTTCCAGCCACCGCGCATACTCCGTCGCCTTGGCAGTGTAGTTCTCTCCATCCTTCATCTTCCTCTTGTCCCTCAATGCCATTGCCAGGTTGTGCATCATGTAGGCTTGACTGTAAGCCGGTTTCACCGGGTGCATCATAACGCACTGCCCGCACCGGGGGCATCGGTAGAGGATGTTTACATGCGTTAGGCAGGCCATTAGTTTCCCATCCAGCCGGTGTCGCTTGAGGAAGCCGGGGGAGTGTAGGGTTGTACCTTTGGCTTGTCCTCGAATCCGATATGCTGCCGGGCCATACACTCATAATTGAAGGCATGCCGGAAGTGATCTGTCCCCAACTTCACATAGACATACCGCTTGCTCCCGGTCTCGTCGTCTTCCTCAATCTTCTTAGCCACGTTATGAAGATGCTGGGCGAACTCCTGAACTATTCCGCAACTCTTGGGCAGAAACAGTTTGCGAAACATCACCTGGTTATGGCTCTCGTCAAGGGACTCGGTACGGTTGCAAGCCACGGTCAAGTTCCCCTCATCCCACTTACACCCGCCCTTTTGATTGATCTGATAGTAGTTCAAAAAGACTATCCTCTTGTGCCGCTCTGCAAAGGCCCTGGCGTTCCGAGTCTCGGGCAGGGCATCTACCACACACCGGGAGACATTGAAGTTAGCCATGAGCCTGTCAAGCTCTTCCCAGTCCCGGTAAACTCCCAGGTGGATGATGTTGTCAGGCTTGTCCAGTCCCTTCTTACCGATAACGACATGGAGGTCTTTCCCCTGGTCAACCCCCATCGAACAGGGCCCAGGGCTGCCGCTTTCAATCCCATCACTCCCGCACAGGTGCAGCACTTCCTCTAGGCTCAATCGATTCTCGGCCTCGATGTAGGCGTTCCCGATCTTGAGGTTGTGGAAGTCCTGAAGATTTGTCGTGGAGCGGAACTGCTTGAGGATTTCGGCGGGGTCAACAAACTGGCTGAATAGTTGCGAGTAATGGTAACCTCTCTGGTCTGTCACCCTGGGGTGCTTCGGCACCCACTCGCCAACTGCCGGGTTAAGCTCGCTTTGGCACTTCTCACAGGCCCGGATAACTCGCCCGCCCACTTCCATCAAGCAATTAGGGAAAGTGTCCTCAAGGCAGGTGTAGTGATCGCAGGAGGGGCACTTCAGGAGCCAGTACTTCTGATCGGTGAGTTGAAATGCCTTATCAATCCCATAATCCGGGATGGTGGGGTTCGAGAGCTTCAGGCTTTCCTTGATCTCAGAGTGCGCCATCCGCTCCTGGGCCATGTCAATCCCTTTCTGTGGGGCCTCATCGAGTTCATCATAAACGATGAAGTCCGCCGGCACCGACTTGAGGCCCACCCGGGACCGCATGCCCCGAAGATAAAGAAAGGTATTCCAGACCTTCTTGATCCCGGCGCTGTCCGTCTCAGTGACCCACTTGCCTATCGTGTCCGGGTTGTCGGCAATCAGGGGGGATATGCGGCCCTTAGAGAAATCCAGCACGTCCGACTTGGCGGGGAACAGGTAGAGAATCCCCCGATATTCCCCGTAGCGAGCACCGTACATCGTCCGTAGCATGGCCTTGGAAGTCAACCCCATCTGCGTTGCCTTCATCTCCACCTGGTCAGGGTGATTGTCGGCGTAGGGTTCTCTCAGGTACTCGTGACGGTCAAACGTGAATGGCCGGCCATCCAGGACTATGTTAGACTTCGCAACCCACTCGGCCAGGGGCAGAACCGTCTTAGCCCGAGCCTGGTAAAGCTTCAAGGTCCGGTAAAGCTCTGCGTCTATGGATTGGGCGGTTTGGCTCATAATGTTTACAAGATTACCGTCGAAAACATGATGGGTCTGTAAGTACACCACTTAAAAACTTATATGTCATTGATTTAATTACATATCTCATTTTAGTTGACATAATACTTATTATCAGAACCGTATTTTATGAACCCTTGTTCTCTATATCCTACCCCTCATGCGATATCCGCGCCTGTAAATCCGTCAGCAGAGCGTCTATTTCCTCCGGCGTGAGATCGTTGATGCTGGTGATCGTCCTCAAGGTGACGTCTTTAGGGATAATCCTTGAACTGAAGACGCTGTGAAACCAGGCCGGATTCTTCTTGGCGATCTCCAATAAACTCGTTTTAGCATCAGCCTCAAGAGCTTCAAAGACGCGCCAAGTCTGCGCTTTCATGCACTTTGTGAGCTTATTCGGAACTCCTGGCGGTCTTCCAGGGCCACCTTTTTCTCTCAGTTCTTCTGGCAAGTTTGATTTACAACCCTTTTTAGCCATAATCGTTAGTTTTGAGTTAGATATTTTGTCTAATCTACTTCTGCTCGCTTTTGCATTCGGAGGGCATTTTTGTCCCCCGTTCAAGAATCTGATTTATATCTCCCGGATTTATCGCAGCATTCGGACCATTTCTCGCATGGTTGCGGCATTTCTGCTATTTCAGTAAGAAGCTCTGCGTTTATCCGTTGCCCTCAATCAGTTGAGGCGATCGGCGATCGGAGGAAACATCGCCCGGGAGTTTTTCTGTGCTGCGCACCAATCCCTTTGATATTTGTTTTTACATTCCCGATGAACTAAGTTCTTATTTTGCTTAACCATAACCATTGAGTCATCATATTGGTTACAAATCACACATTTACGCCATTCATAATTTCCAGATTCATTAAAGGCTTTCAATCTATTATGAAAACCTACGTGCATACTGTTTGTTTTAAACAAGATAAGGTTGCCCACTAAATTATTTTGTCTATTACCGTCAATATGATGAATTACCTCAGTCTTTAATATTGGCCTGCCAAACGCCTTTTCTAAAACCAAGAGATGCTCTTTAACATACCCGCGACAACTCGCTCGTGGATGTTCCGGCATCAATATTTCCACATACCCACCTGTCAAAGTTCGTCCGCCATGCCATCTGTGGTTTAGTTCCCGTTTTTTCAACTTTCTTGCGTCAATTTTCATAATTTCGCCTTCACCTAAGCCCGCTCACGCCCCGATTACCCATCAACCTGACCTCTGACATACGCCATCTCAGCAATTCCCCGCGCTCACCAACCACTCCTGATTCACCAGGAAAAGGCCAGTTGATTCTCTCATGCAGGCATCGGCTACCTTATCCGCCACGGGGCGATCCGGCTTACCCTGGAGGACGAAATAGAACTGGGGAGGATCGTAATCATATTCGGGCTCCAGTTCCGAGCCAGGTTCAGGGAGGGCGAGGTTAGCCATCAAAATAGCTCCGGGGAATTATCAGCTTTGATTGCTTCATTTTTTGCGGGGTAGGTCAAAGCCTACTCTCCCATTGAGATTGGCCTGCGCTGTTTATCCATAAGAGCGGCCTCCGTCACCCCAGAGGCCCCCAAGAGCTTCAAAAGAAGGACCGGGGAACA